CCGCGGTGAACGCCTTCTTCGTGCCCGTCTCGGCGTCCCCAGGCTTGAAGCTGGAGACGAACCCGCGGAACGGCCACGCGATGGCCGGGCTCCCCGAGTTGCCCATCACGATCTGGAAGTTCCGGACGGACCGGGTCCGGGCCAGGTAGACCAGGCCGCCGGCCGACGAGCTGTCGTTGCTCTGGGTGTTGTCGTCGGGGAGCCAGTTCCCCTCGACCCCGAAGTCGTCCGTGTCGCGCAGGCCCGGGATCTTCTCCGTGTGCGCGTTGGGCGACAGCAGGTGCGTCGTCATGATCTTGTCGGTCTTCATCGCGCCGAAGGAGATCTTCGTGACCTCCGCGATCGCCACGAAGTTCTCGGGGGACGCCCCGTCGCCGACCTCGAGCGTCGATCCCGCCCAGTCGGTTGCCTGAGACTCGTACTCTGTCGCCATTGTGCTCTCCTTCTATGGACTTACTGCGATGACGCGGAATACAACCGCGTAATCCTGTCGAACCCGAATGAGCCGCAATTCTTCCGCCTCATAGTCGACGACCCGGTCGATGAGCTGGATGCTCGAGACCTCGACGTCGTCTTGCGTGAACGACGCGCCCGCGAGCGAGTCGTTGACCGCCTGCCCGAGCGCCCGGGCCGCCGCGTAGGGGTCCGAGGCGCTCGCATCCGAGGCCCACGAGTCGACCTGGACCCGCGCCTTAAAGAAGTTCGTCAGCGCCGCCGTGAGGACGTAGGCCTCGACCTCCGAGATCAACTGGACGCGGATCGCCGGGTAACTCGGCGACTGCGGGAGCTTGAGCTGATACCCGCGGCCGTCAACGATGTCGTCGATGACCGTATCCGCGAGGAGGCGCGCGAGGACGGCGACCTCGATCATAGCGTCTCACCGCCGATCGGCTGGCTCGCCGTAAACCCGGCGCCGACGCCTGACTCCGCCGCCTTCCGAAGCTCGATCCAGAGCTGCTCCTGAAGAATCGAGAACGCGATCGGGCTCCCGCTGTCGTAGGCCGGGCGCATGAACGGGTGCGCCGAGTAGCGCCCGTCCGCCGGGCCGAACTCGTGGATCTTCGCCCACCAGAAGTCCTTCGACGGGCCGACGGCGACGGCTGCCTCGGTCGACTCCAGCGTCCGGCCCTCGACCCGGTTCGTCGGGCTGACGACGATATGGTCGGCCATGTGTCCCGGCTTCCCCGCGTCCGGGCTGCTCCGCGGCGCCAGCGCCTCGCCACGCGATCGAATCGGCTCCGCGGCTACCGTCAGGCTCCGGAGGAGGATCGGCTTCGAGAGGGCCGTCGGCAGGGCCTCGAGGCGCTTCGAGAGGTCGTCGGAGATCCCCATCTTTGGAATCATGATCCGGCCCTCGTTGCCGCGAGCGTCAAGAGCTCGATCCCGTCCCGCCGCCCGATCTGCGCCGCCGCGACGATATCGTGGACCCGGCCGCGGTGAACCAGGCGCCGCCGCTTCGGGACGTCGACGAGGTCCGGGTCCATATCGAGCCGGTAATTGATCTGCCAGCGGGTATCGTAGGCCGCCGCGAGCTGCTGGCCCGTGAACCGCTCCCGGCCGCCGAGGTCGAGCTTCGAGGCTGGCATCGCGGCGACGAGCGTCGACCAGGTCTCGACCGGGTAGCCGGACGTCGACGCGCTCTCGTCGGCCGCGCACTGCTGAATCACGACGATCTGGTCCCGATCGCCTGGCTCGAGGGCGCCGTAGGACGTAAAGCTCCGCGGGAGGGCCATTTACCAGATCCTCCGCCAGAAGCGATCCGTCTGCACCGTCGCCGGGACCATCCGGCCGTCGATCGAGAGCGACCGCTGCTTATACATCTCTGCGACGAGGAGGCACATCCCGGCGAGCTCGGAGGCGCCCATCGTCGAGACCGCCGGGCTCCCGATCAGCTCGTAGCCGCAGTCGAAGGTCACGGTCACGGCGTCAGGCCGGACGTCCGTCGCAGGCCACGAGGCGCCCTTCAGCGGGAGGATCCGGCCCGGGACGAACTCGCCGGACGGGATCGTGCGGAAGGCGGCGACGGACGGCGAGCCGACCGTCAGCGAGGCCGGATCGCCGTTAGCGTCGAAGTAGTCGATCGCGGTCACGGCAATTAGCGGCGGGCGCGGGAGCTCGATCCAGCCGGACGGGAAGCGGTCGAGGCAGAGCGCCCACGTCTGCTGCGTCGCGGCCTTGAAGGTCTCGCTCTCGTAGACTTCGCGCGCCGCGGCGATGCAGCGAAGGATGAAGTCGTCGTCGGCGTCGTCGTTCGCGACCCGCAGGACCTTGTCCCTGACGTATTCGAGCCCGAGCGGCTCCTCCATCGGCGGCGTGATGAGCCGCGCGAAGTGCGCGACGCCGAGATCCCACGGCGGCTTCGCCTGGCCCGAGTGGTGATGGTGGTGGATCATGCGCCGACCTCGTGATACGGGAAGGAGAGCGTCTTCGGCTTCGGCAGGCGCGCGTAGCGTTCCGCGAGGCGCTTCGCCGTCGCGTCCTGTGCTTCCTTCCGGCCGTAGCGGACCGTCGAGGAGTCGCCGAGGTTCTCGTGGCGCACCAACTCGTCGGCGAGGACGTGGACCGTCGCGCGCTCCATCAGCCGCCGCCGATAGATCCCGTCCGTCCCGTAGTAGCCGGAGAGCCGCTCGTCGTAGCCGCCGACACGCCAGAAGAGCTCCCGCGTCAGGAAGAACGAGGCCGAGTGCGGGTTGATCGCTTCGCCGGTATTCTCCCGCCGCGAGAAGGCGTAGGCGACCAGTGGATCGTGCTGCCCGAAGATCAGCGCCCGGACGGTCTCCGGCGGAATGACGTGGTCCATATCGGTCATGACGAGCCAGCCAGGCGAGGCGTGGAAGGCGCCGATGTTCCGCGCCGCCAGCCAGTTCCAGCGGACGTCGACCTCGATCCGGAAGAGCCGGATCGGGAACGGGAGCGAGGTGGGGAGGCGGGCCTCGACCGGAGAGCCGTCGTCAACGACGATCGCCGAGACGTACGGCTTGAGGTCGGAAGCCCAGGCCCTCCATAAGTCGACCTGCTGCTCGAAGAAGTGCTGGTTCTCATAGAACGGCATGACGATCGTGACGAGCTTCGGCACGGCCGACCGGCGGACCGTCACGCGCGGCAGGGCGCGGCTCCAATCGAGGCGCGGCGCGTTCGGCTTCCCGGCCTGCGTCATGCCGCCCTCCAGGCCGCTTTGACCCACGGCGTCGTCTGCGCGGCGATATGCGGCTTCGGCTTCTTCGCCAGGACGATCGCGGCCTCCGGCCCGGGCGGCGCCGTCATCTTCGAGAGCCGCGGGACCCAGGCGATCGGGAACGTCGCGGCGTCCGGCTTCCAGAGGCCGATCACGTCCTGGTCGCTCCAGTACTCGCGCGTCAGCTTCTCGGTATAGCGCGTCCAGAGATCGCCGTGAACCCCGGCGTCGAAGGCCATCACCGAACCGTTGAACCGCTTGATGAGCTTCAGGCCGCTGTCCTTCGTATGAAACTGGCTCCCCTCGTCCGGGACGAGCGCCAGGCTCGCCGGGAGGTCGAGGAGCGGCGCGAGCGACCCGACGACGATCGAGTCGAGGTCGATGTAGAGGACGCGGTCCCGCAGTCCGATCGCCGGGTCGAAGACCCGGAGCTTCCACCACCACGCCTTGACCTGATCCGGTAGCCGCGGGACGCGGATCGCCTCGACGCCCTTCGGGACGTCCTTCGGCTGGTCGGTCAAGCAGACGAACCGATAGGGCCGGTCGAGGTGCCGCGCGACCATCCCGGCGAGGCGCGCGACATAGTCCCGCGTGTAATACGTCAAGTGGCCGCGAACCCAGAGGCAGGCGATCGTCGTCATCGCCGCACCGCCACCATCGAGATCCGATGGCCGTGAACCGGGATCGTCTCGAGCCGATACCAGGAGACCATCTGCCGGACGGCGAGCGCGACCTGCTCGATCTGGCAGTCGTCGAAGAGGATGACGTCGCCCGGCTTCTGGAGCCGCGCGATCAGCGTCGCCTCACGGCGGACGTTGTCATATTTGTGCTTGCCGTCGACGAAGACGACCGGCAGCCGGACGCCCTTCTCACGCTGGAGCCATTCGATCCCGGTCGCCTTCTCGAAGTCGATGAAGGCCGCTTCCGGCCAGGGCGCGAGCGTCTCGGCGAGCGTCACGAAGCCATCGCACTCGGCGACCGTATTCCGCCGGACGCGCGCCTTAGGATCGAGGATGTCAACAGAGGCGATGCGCCCCTTGACGCCCGACTGCTCGAGCGCCCAGAGGAGGCAGAGCGCCGAGAAGCCCTTCGCCGTCCCGATGTCGAGCAGCGTCGGCCGCTCGCCCGGCTTGAGCTCCGCGAGGCGCTTCCGCGCGAGCGCGTACAGGACCCGGCCGTGCTGCCAGTTCGGCGGGTGCGCCTTCACCGGGCAGGCGAGGACGCGCGCGGCCCGCTCGAGCGCGACGCGGTCGACGGCATAGCCGGTCCGCTCTTCGAACGCGCTGATCTGCGGGTAATCCTGCTGGCACTCGAGCGCGAAGAGCCTCGCATATTCCGCCGCAGGCGGGATCGCTGGCTCCGCGACCTTCGCGGCGGCGCGCTCCTCCTTCGCGTAGATCGTCCTCATGCCGCACGCTCGACCGGGACGAAAATCTCGTCCGCTGACTTCCGCTCGATGAATCTATACCCGCGCGACAAGATGAACCGGCGCGTCGCCTCGCACGAGGACCCGACCAATGCGGCGTTTCTATTGAGCTCGACCGCAATCACAGGGCGGCAGCGACGGATAGTCTTTTCCGCGCCTCGCAAAGCGTCGAGCTCATAGCCCTCGACGTCAAGGTAGATCAGATCGCAGGCGGCGAGGCTGTAGTCGTCGACTCGGTGCATCGGGATCTCGCCATCGCCGACGACGTGCGAGGTCCCTTCGTGCGCGTTCGGCTTGCCGTCGAGCCTCACGCGCGAGATACCGACCGTCGTCCGGATGTTCCCGAGCGCGGCATGGTGTCGCTCGATGTTGCGTTCCGGCGCGTTCGTCGCCAGCAGCGAGAACGTGATCGGGTCCGGCTCGAACGTCAAGACCCGCGCGAAGGACTCGGCGAGGCGCTTCGGCCAGATCCCAAGGTTGCCGCCAGCCTGGACGGCGACGCGCCGCTTTTTTGTCAGTTTGATCGCGCGATCGAGATAGCGGAGGTCTCGGATGGTCCGCTCCAAGCACTCCCGCGACCCCTTGAACGCCATCCAGTCCCAGATAGGAAGGGGAGCGGCTTTGGCCGGGCTGACGGTCACAGTCGGCGCCATTAGACGTATGCCTTCCTGACCCAGTCGAGTCGCTGAGGCACACGAGAGTCCGGATCGTGTTTGCCGTGGAAGTGGACGATCTTCGCGTCCGCCGGGAGCCGCCCGGCCTTCGTCTCGATATGCTTCCGGTAACTGTAGACGCCGTCCTTCGTACTCCAGGTCGCTTCGCCGTGCCCGAGACGATACGAGATCCAACCCTGGTCGCTGCCGAACTTCCCGGCACGATAGGCTTCCATCGGCGAAGTATCCGGCTTGAAGTCGTCCCAGACCTGCTTCCGCGCCCCAGCCGTCATCATGAACATCGAGCCGTTGTAGAAGCTGCGCGGATCCGTCTCGCCCCAGATGATGAAGTCCTCCGTCCGGTCGAAGATCGCGCGGACGTCGCCGAGGATAACCGTATCGAGATCGAGGCAGAGGAACCGCGGCCCGATCGTCGTCGACATCTCCGGCGTGAAGACCTTCAGGCGGCGATAGCAGCTCGGCGCCGCGATCCCGTGCGGCGATGGGACGTTGGCGTAGTCGTCCCAGATCGGCAGAACCTCGATCTCTGGATCGAACCCGTCGGCGTCGTCGGTGATACAGACGAAGCGGTGCGGCGCCTTATAGTGCCGCGCGACCATCCGGCGGAGGACGTTGACGTGCTTCGCGGTGAACGTCGAGCGGTAGCCCGGCTTCCGCCACTTGAACGTTACAACCGCGAGCGGCGTCTCGCTCATTTGATCCGCCCTGCCGTCCGGCGATGGCCGAAGTGGCTCGTCACGTTCGCCTTGACGCGCGCCGTCAGCGCGTTCGCGTCGTAGCCGGTCTCGAGCATGTCGAGGAGGACCTCCGAGCGCGTGACCGAAGGTTGCCCGCTCCAGTGAATCAGCCCAGCCTCGGCAGGTTCCGGCGCGCCCTCGAGCTGCGACCAGGCGACCTTCTGCGGGCCGCAGTTCTTCCGCGTCGTCAAGCAGGCGTCCGTCCCTGGCACGTTCTTGAACTTCCCGTACAACCGGAGGGTGTAGACGCGCGCGATGCCGGAGACGAAGCCGAAGAGGTCCCACGGGAACGGCCGGACGAAGTCGATGTCGTTCTCGAGCCAGAGGACCCACGGCGCGCGCGAGGCCGCCGCCCGGACGAGGGCGAGCCGCGAGGCCGTCATCCCGACCCGCGCCGTCTGCTGGACGACCGTCTCGAAGCCGTAGCGCCGCGCTAGGTGGATGTTGTCGTGGCCCTCTGAGGCGTCGTCGCCGTGCAGTAGGACGAACCGCGCCGCGTCGTTCATCCGCGCGAAGGAGGCGAGCGTCCGCGCCGTGTAGGACGACCGATCGCAGGTCTGAAGCGCGACGGCGATCTGGCTCATGCCAGCGCCTCCTCGATCGGAAGCTGCGGAAAGCAGGTCAGTGCCGTCCGACGGGTGGAATTCACGATCTCGATCCCGAGGGCCGCGAGCGGCGCGACCAGCGTCTTGAAGGCCGCCCGGAAGAGGTGATAGTGCGGCTGGCTCTTCTTATCGCCGAGGAAGTGCGCCTCGCCCTTCGGCCCAACGCCCATGTCGTAGCCGAGGAGGACGATCCGCGCCGCCCCGAGGTGGACCGCCAGGTTGATCGCCGCATAGCCGGAGTTCCGGCCGGTCCGGAGGCCGCCCGGGTCCGTCTCCAGGCCGTCGGCGCCGGTATTGGCGAGGGCCTTGACGTCCGGGAACTTAGCGAATGGGTTCCACTTGCCGCGGCCCGGGAGGACCGCGTACTTCTCGCCCGCGAACGTCGGCAGCCCGGCATGCTTCGGGAGCCAATACTGGTCGCTTGTGTAGAAGACCTCGGCCCATGGCGCCAGCGTGACGGCGTCGTTCACAACGACGAGGGAGGCCCGAGGGCGCGCATACTCGACGTCCTCGCGCGTCAGGCTCGGGCCGGAGGCGACGCAGACGACCGTCGCGCCAGGCCAGCGCCGCGGCACCGTTATCGGATAACGCCCGGCCGTCGCTACCACGTACGCCTCACAACCTGCGGATCGACCGCGACCGTCAGGTCCTTCCCGGCATCGCCCTTGTCGCCCTTGAGCCCCGGCTTCCCGTTATCGCCACGCTTCACGGCGAGCTGCCAAGCGTCTGCTCCGGCTTCGGTACCCGGCTGGGCGCCCTGCGAGCCGCACTTCGCGATCCACGCCGAGCTCCCCCAGGTAATCGTGTCGCCGCGCTCGTACCGCTCGGTCGACTTGTAGACGCCTCGGTACGTGAAGCCGGGAACGAGGAACCACGGCGACGACTTCTCACCTCGAACGCAGGCGATCCGGAGCCTCCCGGCCTCGTCATAGCTTGCCTGGATATCTTCGAACCCGAGCCCGTCCTCGCCGTCTTCCCCGTCCTTCGGCTTTGGGATCGCCGCCACCGCGGCCGCAACCGCGCGCGCGACCTCCACTGGGTCCGCGTCCCGGCCGACGACGAGCCCGGCATCCTTCATCGAACCATCAGAGAGCGTCAGGACGAGATGGCCTTCCCGGTCGATCGTTGCGCCGGTCAGCCCGACGCCGTCCTTGGCCGTAGGAACAGCCGCGACCGCCTTCCCGACCTCGGCCCGGATCAGCGGCAGAACGTCGTCCGGCGTCACGCTCGAGCCGTCCTTCGGTATCGGGAGCGCCGCCACGGCCTTCTCGACCTGGAGCTCGACCGCGGCGAGCAGGTCGGCCGGATCGGCGTCCTTTCCCGGCTCTCCATCCTTCGGCTGTGGAATCGCCGCGACGGCAATCGCCGCCTGAATCCTCGCTTCGCGCTCGATCATCGGCTGGAGGTCCTCTGGCGTAACGCTCGTCCCGTCCTTCGGGACCGGGATCCGCGCGACGGCCGTCTCGACCGCCTTGTGGACCGTCTCGACGACGAAGAGCGGGTCGGCGTCCTTGCCCGTTTCGCCCTTCTCAGCCTTCGGCCTCGCCTCGAGCTCGGCGACCCGCGCAACGAGCGGCCCGGTCTTCGCGTCGACGTACTCCCGGACGACGGTCGCGACCGCGGCCATCATGGCGTCGATCTCCTCTGCGCTCATGCTGCGGCTCCCATTCCGAGGTGCTTCCGGAGGAGGCGCTCGAGCTCGGCCTTCTGCGGCATCTGGCTCGGCGGCATCGGAGGCTTCTGGTCCGTCGGCGGCGGCTGCGGCGGCTGCGCCTTCCCGAACGGATCCGCCGAGGCGTCGCGCTTCGCCAGGGCCTCGAGCGAGTAGTTCTGCTGCTGGAGATAGACCGCGTCGCCTCCGGCCGTCGCCCCGAGGCCGTGGAACCGCTTCCGGGTCTCGTTCGGCGTCATCCCGCCGCCGTTCATCGACTCATTCGCCGCCTTCACGCGCGCGGCCGAGTCCATCCGGAGGAGGCCGTCGAGGTCGAGCTCGACGCCCAGGTCGCCGCCGATCGCGAGGCCTTCCTCGAGGAGCGCCTCGACGTGCTCGATCAGCGTCTGGAGGCACTGGGAATAATACTGCTGCGTCCGCGCCTCGACCGTCTGCCCGTTCGGCTCAGGACCGACGCCGACCATGTAGCCCGGGACCTTGAAGGCCGTGCAGACTTCGGCGGCCGTCCACTTCAACTGCTCGATCAATAGCGAGTCGACCGCGTTGATCGACAACTGCTGATACGCGAGGTCGCCCCCAAGGACCGCGATCTTCCCGGCATTGTCGCCCTCGAAGTGCTTCTCCCACTGGTCCCGAATCCGCTCGATCTCCTCGTCCGCGATCGCGCCGGGCGCCTTCGCGGTCAGAATCCCGGGCGGCTGCGAGCCTCGCGAGAAGAGCTTCGTCGAGTTGTTCTCAATCGCCAGGCCCTGCATCGCCGCGAGCCCGCAGGCCGAGATCGGCGAGACGCCGCAGAGCGGATGATAGAGCGGGACCATCACGTCGTGGATGATCTCCGAAGCCGGAGCGATGATCCCGTTCGGAATCCCGGAGAGGATGTCGCTCGACAGGCTGTAGTAGACGTCGCCCTGCGACGTGACGAGCGGCTTCACGCGGTTCGGGTCGAGCGGGTAGAGGTCGACGACGACGCCGCGCTTGTCGCGGGCCTTCAGGATGTAGGCGTTCCCGTACGTCAGCTTTGAGACGATCCACGTCTCCATGAACTGGTTGCGCGTCTGGTAGTGGTTCGGCTTCTCGAGGACCGGCGTATAGGCCGGGTTCGTCGTCTTCTCGTAGATGTCGTCCTCGACCTCCTGGACGAGGTCGATGCAGAGCTTCCCGATGTCCGAGGCGATCAGCGTGACGCAGGCGTAGACGGCCGCATAGGTCAAAACGCTCTGCCGGTCGACTTCGACGTTGCGCTGCCAGGCCCCGGCGAATGACTCCAGGATCCGGAACCAGCCGCGGCCCCAGTTCCCCGGCACTTCCGAAACGAGCGCCGGGTTGGGCGCGTTCTTCTGTCGGCGTACGATCTCGAACCCGAGGAGCCGCATCAGCGTTCCGCGACCATGTCCGCGCGTCGATACGTCCTCCGACGGCGGCGAGGTGTGGTCTCTGCCTGAGCTTCAGGCGGGGCAGCGATGGGCGCCTCGGGAGTCTCGGCGACGAGGACGGAAGCCTTCGGCGCCTTCTTCAGGCTGCTCGCAAACTTCGCTTGTCGCGTATAGGTGAAGGCTGCGGCCTCGATCGGCTTGCACTCGAACTCGGCGCCAGCCTTGACGTTCCAACCGCCGGATGTAATGTCGTGAAGCGCGATGAGGCGAATACGGGGCACTTATCCTCCGACGCGAGGAGCGGGCGCCCGACCCGCGAAGGCCGAGCGCCCGCCGAGAACCGACCCGAGTCTTACGCCGGGGAACCGATCGAACCCCAGTTGACGTCGTCGATGTACGCGACCGCTTCGGAGCGGCGCTTCTTCCAGGTGATGTACCGCTCCGCCCGGAGGCCGAGCAGGTTGTTCTGCCAGAGCGAGACCAGCGAGGCGCCCGTCCCAGCGGCGCCATCCTGCGTCAGCGACCCGTCGAGCATCTCGAGTGAGGCTTCCCGGCTCACGTCGACCGTCACCTGGCCGTCGTCCGCCAGGAAGATGTCGGGCGCGTTGAGCAGGATGACGAGGTTGCCGTACTCCCCTGTCGTCGGCGCCGCGTACTGCGAGGCCACGACCGGGATGCCTTCCATCATGCCGCCGTTGATCCCGAGGTCCGGGAACTCCTTCTGCCCGAGCGAGTTCCGCATCAGCGCGAGCGCCATGCTGAGGCTGTTCGGCATGATCAGGACGAGGCCGGTCGGGTTCAGGTTGTCGTCGAGGAACAACTTGATCAACTGCCCGAGGTCCGTCCGCGCGTTATCCGCCGATGTTCCAGCAGGCGTCCCGGCCGTCAGGCCGTTCGTGATCGAGGCGGGCGACACGTTCGAGACCGCCGCCTTCGACGGGATGATGAAGTCGATGTCCGACCGCTCGACGATCGCCGCCGCGAGCGCGTCGCGGACCAGCATGTCGGCGCTCGGCGTCGAGAAGCGCGCCAGCTCATCCGCAACGACCGCGACGGCCGCGATCTTGTGGAAGCCCAGCGTGCTCTCGGCGAAGTCGAACTTCGTCAACGGCTTCGGCTTGCCCTGCCCGGTCCAGTAGCCGGATCCGCCCGTCGTCTGCCCGACCATCCGGACGTTGAACGGGACCCTGCGGAGGTTCGGGATCTTCCCGATGATCGTCATCGGGCGGAGGAACTCGATGAACTCGCTGGCGAGGTTCGTCGCATAGACGAGCTTCGTCGCGAAGTCCGAGTCGAGCGTCGTGCCCGCGCCGACCGGCGCCTTGATCGCGAGCTGGACTTCGTCGTCGCTCGGATACCAGGCCTTCGCGAACTCGAGCGCCGACTGCGAGCCCTGCGACTTGTACGCCGCCATCTTGCAGATGACCGTGCGCGCGAAGCCCATGCCCTTCTCGCGGTTCGGCCGGACCGAGACCACGGAAGCGCCGCCACGCGACGCCGAGGCGTCCGCCGCGGTCGCGCCAGCGACGGCACGCGCCGAGGCCTTCTGCTCGGTCTCGAGGACCCGCAGGCGGCCGAGGTGCTCGTCGATCGACTTAAGCTCGGCGTTCAGCGTGTCGAACTTCTCCTGCTCCGGCGCCGCGAGCGTCGTCCCGGTTTCGCCGGACGGCTCCATGATGGCGGCGAGCTCGGCCGACTTGGCCTGGCGCGTCGCCTCGAACGAACTGATCTGTTCTTGCACTGTTTTCTTCATATTGGAGGCGCCCTTCGACGCCCGGACGACCGGAGCTGCAACGCCAGCAGATGGACGGACTACGTGACCGTCTCCGCCGCCTATCGCGGCGCGGACCCGGTCGTCACTCGACTTGATGGCCAGAATGGAGGCCGAGGAGTTCGCTGGGATGGTGACTGCGGACAATTCCAACCAATCCCACTGAAGGAACCGCGCCGGACCCCAGGGCTGCTTCGCGTCGATCGGCTCGGCCTTGATCTCGCGGAACCCAATCGAGAGCCCGCGGACGAGCTTCGACTTGATCGACTGCCAGGCCATGTCGACCCGGTCCTTGAGCGCCCCGGTCTCGTCGATCTTCGCGATCTGCGCCTGGACGAAGATCCCGTCCGGCGTCACCTTTGCCGAGATCACATGGCCGATCGGCTGCTTCGAGTCGTGCTGCCAGAGGAGCGGCATCGGCAGCGAGAACTGCGCGCCGCTAGGCTCGACGATATCGCCGGAGCGGTCCGTCTGCGGCGTCGTCGCCACGCCTTCGAGCAGCCGCTCGCCTTCGTTCAGCGACTTGACCGTCAGGAGGCTGTACGCCCGGACCATGCTAAGGCGCTACGTTATCCGATAACGCTGCGCCGTCCGGTCGCCTTAATACAAAAATGGTAACGCTAGAGCTGGCCGCGTCGGGCCTTGACGCTCGACTCGATGAGGTTCCGGAGGAGGCAGGAGACCGAGACGCGCTGCCGAGAGGCCGACCGAATCAGGAAGTCGTGGCTCGCGACCTCGATCCGCGTCGAGACCGGCGATAACTGCTGCTCGACCCTCGGACGCCCCGGGCCGCGCTTCTCAGAACCGCTCGACAAGATGATCAGCCTCGACATCTCGCGCGCGGATTATACCCTAATTCAGAAGACTTTTACCGCTTCCCGCCGATGAACGCGATCTGAAGCGGCGCCCGCGGCTTCGTCACGCCTGAGGCGATCGCGTCCGTCCGGGCCTCCCAACTGAGGACGGCCGCCATCGCGAGGTCGATCTTGTGCGGCGAGTCCGGCCGCTCCTTCCGGATCAGCCAGATCGCCTTCCCCTGCTCGTCCCGTTGCGGCAGCTCGCCCCGGCGCGCGTTCCCGAGATGCCGCGCGAGCTCCTTGCTCCCGTCGTGGGAGATCGTCCCTTCCGCGATCGCCGTCTGGAAGGCCTCGAGCGCGACGGCCATCTGCTTCCGCCGGTTCGTCCACCACTCGATGACGCGCTCCTCGCCGAACTCGCCGCGCCAGCCTGCAATCCACGACTGCCAGTAGGGCGGGTCGGCATAGAGGCGCCAGACGGTGTACTTCGCGAAGAGCTCCCGCATGACGAGGTCGACCTCGGCGGCCGGTACCTGCCAGCCTTCCTTCACGTTCGGCGGACACTCCCAGAGGCCCGCCTTCCACTGGTAGCCGCTCACGACGTCCGTACAGACGATCCCGGTCGCGTCGTGAAACATCGCGCCGTCGAAGCCGATCGTGATCAGCGCCTTGGGTAGTACCGGCGACTTCGCCCGGGCGAGGGCCTTCCACCGCGGGACGTCGAACGCTTGCGACTCGCTCCGCACGAGTCTGTTACAGAAGACGCGCTCCCAGTAGGTCCGGTCCGTCGTCGGGTCCGCCCATTGGGCGACGATCCCGTCGATATCCCGCCACGCCGCGGTCGCGCCCGAGGCCTCGAGGACGGCGGCGCGCGCCCCTTCCCGCGTCGTCAGGTCGTGCTCGTCTCCGGCCTGCCGATGGAAGAAGAACAGGTCGGAATCGACGACCCGGCCGTCGGCGACCGCTTGCGCGTACTCCATCGTCCGCTCGGCGATCGACCCGGAGCCGGGCTCCGGCGCCGTCGTGATCTCAAGCGCCCAGGCGTCCGAGGCCTTCCGCTTCAGGAGGTTCGCCATCATCGTCTGGTGGGCCTGGTGCAGCCGTGGGAGGGTATGCCGGTGCGTCTCGTCGAAGCACTGCCAGGTCGTGCGCGCCCCGTCCCGCGCGTTCGGGCTCGAGGACAGCGAGACGGCCTTCCCGGCGCCGTCCTTCCGCATGATCCGCTCGAGGCCGATATCGAAGTCCTTCCGGATCGCGCTCTCGTCGAGAATCGCCTTCAGCGCCCCGTACGCGAGCTCGTCTGACTGCTCCTCCGTATAAGCCACGAGGACGACGAACGGGTCCGTCACCGGCCCGCCAAGCGGCTTCCCGCGCCGCCAGCCGACGCACCGGACCGGCGCCTCATGGTGCAGCTCGGCAGCCGCGAGCCATGCCGCCAGCTCGGTCTTCGCGCTGCCCTTGACCAGCGACAGCGCGCAGCGCCGGAACCTCCGCCGCCCAGCCCGCTCGTGGCCCTTCGGGAAGACCTCGTACATCCGGTAAATCAGCGCCCGCTTCTCGTCGTCGATGACCGCAGGCTTGCCGCGAAGGTCGCCAGGTCCGAAGCAGAGCTCAGCCTCGATCCACTCGCAAATCTGCGGCCCGAGGGTCGGATAGAGCTCGATGTCGTTCGGGACCGTCAGGATCACTTACCGACCATCTGGAGGATCCGCCGCGGGTCCGCGGCGCCTATCTTCCGCGCCGAGACCTCACGCTTGCTCGCCTTGTGCTCGGCCTCGTCAGCCCGTGAAACCTCCCACTGAAGCCGCGATCGGTCCAGCGGCGACAGCCCGAAGAGCGCCGACTGCATCCGAATCTCCTTCAGCGCGTCCGCATCCGGCGCCCGGTAGAAGATGTCCCAGAGCACAGCCAGCCGCCCGAGCGCGTCCGCGTCCGTCTCGAGCCACTGCGTCGCCATCGGCGAGGCCCAGGCGTGCGCCCAGGAGGCCAGCGTCAGTTTGTGCCACTTCCGCTTCCCAGGGTTCGGAATCGGCGGGATCTCCGGGTCCTCGGGCGCCCAGATCCTCGCATGCGTCGACTTCTTGTTCGTCCGTTGCCGAAGGTGAGCCGGTTTCGGAGGCGGTCCTGGCATCTCACTTCCCCTTGTCTCGTAACGGCCCATCCTTGAGCCCTATCCCGTAAGATCCTAATCCCGTAGCGACCCTTTTCTTAG